TACGTCACCTGAAGGCGATGGGTTTGCGCCAGATGATCTGGATGGCGGGATGCCAGTGATGAGCGCAGAGCCAGGAACCTTTCACCAACTACCGAATGGTGTAAATTTTACTGCATTTGAGCCTCAGTACCCATCAAACGAGTTTGAGGCATTCAACAAGGTAATCCTGAAGGGTATTGCCAGTGCTTTGGGTGTAAGCTATACGGCCCTGTCAAACGATCTGGAGGCCACCAGTTACAGCAGTATCCGTCAGGGTGCCTTGGATGAGCGAGACAACTACCGCACAATGCAGGCATTAATGATCGACAACTTAATCCGCCCGGTGTTTCAAGCATGGTTAACTGCTGCAATGGAAATGGGTACAATCGCGCTGCCCCTAGCTCGTTTTGATAAGTTTGCCAATTCTGCACAGTTCAGGGGCCGTGCTTGGTCCTGGGTGGACCCACAAAAGGAAATGACTGCAGCAGTTATGGGTATGAAAAACGGCATTTTGTCTATCCAAGACGTTGCCAGTCAGTACGGCAAAGACGTAGAAGAGTTGTTTTCGCAGATTGTTCGCGACAGGGCGTTGGCTAAACAGTTTGGTATTGAGTACGCGCTTGAGCCATATGGGGCACCGCAAGCCCCAGTGGGGGGTGAATTGGACAACTCTATTGCAGAGACAGAGGCCAATGATGTATAAACGCGAAATGATTGAGGATTAACCATGTCTGACGAACAAATCATTGATAAAATCGATCAAGAAGAAACGGAAGTTGTCGCTGTTGAAGTAGAAACCCGCGAAGCCTTTGACGTTTCTGCTTTGGGTCTTGGTCATCGTGCAATGACAGTTACGTCTGACCCAATTGACGAAAAGTCACGAACTGTACAGATTTCGATCTCAAGCGAAGAGCCATACGAAAGGCATTTTGGCATTGAGGTTTTAGAGCATACTAAAAACGCCATTGACACGGAGTTTTTAGCATCAGGTCGAGCACCTTTGTTGCTTGACCATGACCCTCGCCAACCCATTGGGGTTATTGAGGAAATTACTCTCGACAGTAAGTCGCGGCGACTCCGCGCAAGGGTGCGTTTTGGAAAAAGCGCATTGGCTGAAGAGATTTTTCAGGACGTTATTGATGGTATCAGATCGAATGTTTCGGTTGGATATAGCATCGAGAAAATGGTACTGAAGGAACAAGGAAGGGATGGGCAACCCAACACTTATTTGGCAACAGCGTGGACGCCGCAGGAGGCAAGTATTGTCTCTATTCCGGCAGACAAGCGAGGTGCCGGGGTTGGACGTGCCGCCGAATCTGAGCCAGCCAAACCAATTATTGTACAACGGAGTAAGAAAATGTCTGAAGAAAACCAAGTCGATGTCAGTGTGATTGAAACAAACGCTCGCACTGCAGCAAACAAGAATGCCGCCATGATCCTTGAGCTTGGCGCCCGGCATAACCAACGTGATCTGGCTGTTAAAGCTATTGCAGATGGCGCCAGCATCGAAGACTTTCGCGGTCTGGTGCTTGAAAAAATCGGTTCAACCAAGGCACTGGAAGGTAACGAGATTGGCCTGAACAAAAAAGAAACCCAGCGGTTCTCTTTGATGCGAGCCATTAACGCCCTGGCCAACCCACATGATCGTCGAGCCCAAGAAGCTGCTGCTTTTGAGTTTGAGTGTTCACGAGCTGCTGGCGAGCTTTACGGTCGCACAGCCCAAGGCCTGATGTTGCCAGTTGAAGTGCTGAGGAACTGGACCAAGGCTGCTCCCATGAGCCGTGCTCTTAACTCTGCGGATGACGCTGCACTGTTCACTGATGACTTCCGTGGTGCCAGTTTTATCGACGTACTGCGTAACTCTTCCAGCGTAATGCAGGCCGGTGCGACCATGCTGAACGGTCTGTCAGGCGACGTTAAAATCCCCAAGAAGACTGCTGCTTCAACAGCGGGCTGGGTAGCTACTGAAGGTGGAGTTACTAGCGCCACAGAGCCAACCATTGGAAACATTTCCATGGTTCCTCGCCAGTTGGGTGCTTTTACCGACATCACACGTCAACTGACCCAACAGTCAAGCCTGGATGTTGAGAACCTTGTTCGTGATGACCTGGCGCAGGCTTTGGCCCTGGCTATCGACCTTGCTGCTTTGGAAGGTTCAGGTACCTCTGGCCAGCCTACAGGCTTGCTGAACATTGGCAGTCTGACCAAGGTTGCTGCGTTTGCTGGTGTCAATCCAACTTACGCTGAGTTGGTGTCTCTGGAAACTGCTGTATCAAACGCAAACGCCCTTAGCGGTCGCCCAGCGTACATCCTTCGTAGCAACATGAAGGGTGCTCTGAAGACCACTGAGAAAGCCACAGGCACTGCACAGTTCGTTTACGAGCCAGGCAACACCCTGAACGGCTATCAGGCAATTGTCAGCAACCAGGGTACAGATGGCAACATCTACTTTGGCGACTTTGCCCAGATGCTGATTGGCTTTTGGTCCGGGTTGGACATCCTGGTTGATCCGTACACCAATAGCACCAGCGGTACGCTGCGAATCGTGGCCATGCAGACTTGCGACGTTAACGTACGTCACATCGAAGCATTCAGCTACGGTAATGATACAGTCTAAAACTGACTGAATGAGGGGGTGTTTTTACACCCCCAAGTTCATAGGATAACGATGAAATACGATGTAATTAAGGACGTGATTGTTGATGGTGTTGGTTACAGTGCTGGTAGCACTGTCGAAATCCATCATGATTTGGTAGGTCGGTTTATATTGCTGGGTTATCTGGCTGTCCAGATGGCGCCCAAGAAACGAACCAAACGATCCGGGGTGGATAATTTTGAACTTTCGGGTGATTAAAGATTGCGTTGTCCTTGGGAAAGAGTATGTCTCAGGTGACGAAATTGATATAGATATGAAAATGGCGTCAAGTCTGCTAGGTAAATACCTAAGTGCAGACATTTTGCCGTCAGAAAACCGTAGTATTGGCCTTGACGCTTCCCCTGAAATAATCATTAAGCGGAAAAAAAAGACGGTAAGTAATGGCAGTTGAGACTTCAGTTGAACGTGCAGTCTTACTTGCAGACTTCGGTGTTTCTGTTACATATACGCCTGTGGGCGGTACTTCGCGAGCGGTCATTGGTATTTTTGACAACGCCTACGAAAGCATCGAGGCAGGTGGTTCAGTTTCATTTGCTGTACAGCAGCCCAGGTTCTTATGCGCTACAGCCAATGTACCTAGCGCCACAGAAGGAGCATCGTTTGTCATTGAAACTGTCGCATATATTGCTACGGTCGTTATGGCTGATGGCACGGGTATGACCGAATTTATGCTTGAGAAGCAGTAATGAGCCATGTCAGAAAGGTTATACGAGACCAAATAACAACAGCAGTAACCGGGCTGGTTACGACAGGCTTGAACGTATATAAATCTAGGGTTTATCCTTTAGCGCAAGGCAAGTTACCAGGCATCTGCGTTTATACCAATAGCGAGTCTTCAGATTATTTAACGATAAGCCAACCGCGAAGCATCGAACGCAAATTGTCGGTTAGCGTCGAGGTTTACGTAAAAGGCACAACAAATTACGATGATGAATTGGATCAGATTTGCAGCGAGATAGAAGTGGCTTTGTATACTAGTTCATCCATAGTAGCGCCAATCCGCGACTTGCAAATAACTAACTTTGCTTCGGAGTACAATGGTGATGGTGACCAGCCCATTTGTGCAGCAAGGTTATCAGTAGACGTTATATATTTGACAGAGGAAGGCGCACCTGAAGTAGGTGTTTAATCCTTATTTTTGGGGTAATATTCAACTTTAACGCGCACCGCGCAGGGGTTATAAAATGGCAAAAGTAATAGGTAGGGACGGTGCCGTATATATTGGCGCAAATGCTATCGCAGAAGTTCGCGATTTTAGTTTGGAAACCAGCAGTGAGTTGGTTGGTGATAGTGTTATGGGCGATGTATGGATGACCAACAAGGCCACCATGAAGTCTTGGACTGCATCAATCAATTGCTATTTTGATTCTGCAGATACCACAGGCCAGGCTCTTCTTATTGAAGGTTCTGAAGTGTCCCTGTTGCTGTATCCTGCTGGAAACACCAGCACTAAGACACAATACTCAGGCAGCTTAATTGTAACTGGGGTTAGCCGTTCGCAGTCTTTTGACGGCATGGTTGAAGTGTCATTCTCAGGTACTGGTAATGGTGCTTTAACTACGGGTGTAGTGGCGTAATATGAGTAAATTAATTGATCAGGCCGTAAGCCATTTTAGTTCTCAGGCGATTCGTTCGCTTGAAGTCAAAGAGTGGGGGATCACTATTTACGCAAAGAACCTTACGCTGGATGATAAATCAAAGTGGTTGGCAAGATCCAAAGATCAATCGACAGACTATCTGGTCTATTCGGTGATCTTTGGTGCTTTGGATGAGAAGGGCGAACAACTTTTTGACGTTGGTGACAAGGTAAAACTTAGAACTGCAGTTGACCCTGAAATACTATCCAAAGTCGCCAACTTCGTTCTTAGGATTAACACCAGCAGCGAGGAAGAACGCGAAAAAAACTCATAGATGGTCAGGGCAAGCCAACTGAGCTGTACTTTATGTACACGTTGGCTGAACGCCTTGGCCACCCATTGTCGGTCATCATGGCAATGACAATGGATGAGTATAATCACTGGTTTACCTTCCTTCGGTTGCAACATGAACGGACGAAAAAATAATGGCTGAAGGGGTGGTACAACTATTTGAATTGACGGCAAAGGACAATGTGTCTGGGACCGTCAAGGCTATCAACAAAAACCTCGAAACTCTCCGCAATAATCTTATCGCAGAGGCAAACGCTGTTGGCATGAGCGCCAAACAGTACGACCTCTACCAGGCTTCCTTGGCCGGCGCGACCAGAGACCAAAAAACCCACATTGCCCAGATCCACGACGAGTTGTCTGCTCGCCGTGCGACTATCGCAATGACCAAAGCCCATGAAGAAGCGTTGAAAATGAACGCTGTTGCTACTCGTAATAGCGGCAAGGCCGCTGGCTTTATGAACGGGCAACTGCGTTTTATGCGCGGTGGCTTTGGGCAAGTAGGTCACCAAATTCAGGACGTGGCCGTGCAGCTTCAGATGGGCCAAAATGGGTTGTTGGTCCTTGGCCAGCAAGGCTCCCAGGTTGCCTCTTTGTTTGGTCCACATGGAGCGTTAATAGGCGCTTTTATTGCAGTAGGCGCTGCGGTAGCTACCGCGTTATTACCGGGCCTGTTCAAGTCCAACAAAGAACTGATGGACATGGCAGACAACGCTAATGATCTAATTGATATTTACCCTAGATTAACAGCCGCACAAAAGGAATATGTCGCGCTTGATGTAAGAGCACAAATATCTGCAAACAATAAGGCAATGCTTGATACCATTGGGGTAATAGAAGACCTTAAAGATGAAATAAACGATTTTGGCGTAATTTACGACATGTTTATGAATCCTGAAAAATGGATTGTAGACACGAATAAAAGAAACGCTGCTATAGCCGGTCAAGCCGCGCTTACAGATACTTTAACCCAAAAAAATAAGGATTTAACAGACGCACTAAGTGGTCAACCAAAAGAAGTACGCGACATGGTGGCCGCCTTAGAAAAAGAAGCTGCCCAAGTAGGCATGACAGAACGAGAAATCCAGTTATTATCAGTCGCAGAAGGTGAAAATGCGGCGGCTACTCGTGAAAGGATGATGGCCGCCTGGAAAAGTATTGACGCGGAAACTGCGCGGCAAGAATCAATGGATACTTCAAAAAAGGCTGTGGAAGATGCCACAGCAGCAGAAAAATCTAGAATACTAATGTTGCGAGACGCTGCGCGAGCCGGTGCTAAAAGTTCGGAAGACTTTTTGGCTTCGCTTAAAATGCAAGCCGAAACATTTGGTATGTCATCGCAAGAAGCGTTGGAATATAGCCTTTCTATTTCAAACTTACAAGGTACATACTTTGATGACGCCCAAAAGTAT